AGTATTCCGCTATCTTCGATAGAGACTACTTTGAGAACGGTGTCGCTACCAAGAAAAGCAATTACAAAGATTATTCATGGGATAGACTAGGTAGTTATTTTCAACGAACAGCACGACATATTGTAGACTTATTCAAACCTGAGAGAACCCTTGACGTAGGATGCGCCAAGGGTTTTTTAGTTAAAGCACTAGACGAATTAGGCGTAGATGCTTATGGCATTGACCCATCGGTTTATGCCGTGAGCAACGCTCATCCTGACGTGGGAGATAAAATTAACCTTGACACAGCACAGTCCATTCCATATCCTGACAACACTTTTGATGTAGTGACTTGCTTGGACGTGATGGAGCATGTGCCCCTTAAAGAAGTGACCAAGACACTCAAGGAACTACTCAGAGTAAGCAAGGAATGGGTGATCATTCGAGTGGTGACGCATGAAGTCGAAGGCGACTTGGACTCAAGCCACGAGACCATTCGTGATCGTGGATGGTGGACGGAGAGAATCGAGAAAGCCGGGGGCAAGGTTGAGGCTAACGACGCGTATTTCAAGGATGGCGTATGGTGGTTCAATGTCCCTGAGTTTTTGATGGTGGTGAGGAAGGTTTAACTCTGGAAAGGTGGTGATAATGATTGTGGCCTTTTGATAGATTGGCAAGAAGGACAAGAGACCCTTCAATCCCTACAGGCCGTCACACCGTTATTGGTGGCACTTGGGGATGGGGAAGGCGAACCTTATCTCCGCATCGGTCACGGACAAACGATGTGCTGGAAACCTTGCGGATGATTGGTGATGAGGCGCAGGCTTTGGATTTTGCTCGTAAGAAGATTCCCGATTTGTCAATGGCAAATTGGAACTTTGTGCGAATGGCAAATCAAGGTCATGAGATGGCTTTTTATGCGCTTGACGATAAGGAACGTAAGAATCGTTTACGAGATATAGAGCGAGAATGGCGTGACTTTGCTTCTCGTGTTAACTCTATATCCAATGCAGGACTTGATGGCTTGATAGACATGCTCCATTATTCGGGATATTTCTTAGGGGCGCAAGCCGTTGAAGTTGAGGTAAATGATGAACGCACTGACATCATCGACGTGCATCCCGTGATTCCGCAGACAATCGAGTGGGAACTTGAGGAACGCAACGGGCGACAGGTTTATATCCCCTATCAGCAGGGACAAGTGGGCAAGAAAGTGTCCTTGGAACCCGGCAAAGCAAACTTCTTCTGGGTTCCAACTGACCCCGACATAGACGACCCCCGTGGAAATCTTGTGATGGCACCTGTGTTACAGTCCATCGACTTCCAACTGCAAATCATGAATGACTTGCAGGCTGTTTTGCATCGGCAGGGTTGGCCTCGAAACGATATTGAAATCGTGATGGAACGCATGATGGCATCTATGCCGCCTGATGTGAAGGGAAATGCCAAGAAGCAGGTAGATTGGCTGACGGAGCAATACAGTCGAATCAAGTCTATGCTTGACGCCGTTGAACCCGATTCCGACTACATCCATTTTGACGATGTTAAAATCAACATGACGCAGGGTGCTAATGGTGGTCGGAGTCTTGACGTTCGTGCTATTGATGAACTTGTATCAGTACAAGTTTTAAATGGCTCGAAACAGATGGGTATTGTGACCAACCGTGTCGGTTCTACGGGTGAAACCGAATCATGGGGTTCTATTACTCTTAAGGTTTTCACGGATGGCATAGCATCAATGCAACGCGGGAGCAAACGGTTAATTGAGGAAGTTGCGCGTTTATGGTTGAGGGTCAAAGGCATACAGGCTGTTCCAGTGTTCACTCATAATCCTGTCAATTGGGAAAACGAGGAACAACGCGCGCAGGTTCGCCTGTTACAGCAACAATTCTGGGCGATTGCGCAGCTTATGGGTTGGTGCGATGCCGACTATGCGGCCAAGGAAATGCTCAAGGTGGATAGAGCAGCCGGAGAAATTAGTCCTCAAGTACGTGTATCCTTCTCAGCGGGAGGGGGTGATCTAGGTGATAGCAACCAACTGCCGGGTGGATTACAGCAAAAGAATCGTGGGTTGCGCCCCGTTAAGAACCTGTAAGCATGAGTGGGTGCAGGAGTGCATTTCTGAGGACACTGGCGGTAAGCACATGACCATGCGCTGTGTTAATTGCGGACAGGTTGTGATGCAACATGAACCGTATCCGTCTAAGCCGAGTACGGTCGTTACACATTTATGATCGGAATCATCCAAGAAAGGTGGTGAGAAATGAGTGAGTGAATACGGAGTCCCAACTCAGGGGCAACTGGACAAGATAAATGCGCTGGCGAAAAGACCTCTGGATAAATCCGAGGTTTTTGTATTTTCGACCAAAATGATTGGGGACGCGCTGATTCCTGAACGATATATCAAGCTGGATAAGTCTTTACTGGAAGTGTTCCGCAACGATGCCCGAACAGGAGTCGCCTTTATGCTTGACCATGCGTGGGCAGGTATTCAAAAGGCATTGGTCTATGGGCGAACCTTCGATGCCGTTCTGCGTAGGAGCAATGAAGTAGAAGGCGAGAAGTGGGCATTATACGGCGACACTTACATCGTTCGTGGCAAAGAGAAAGATGGCATTTCAACCGATTCCATTATCTCGGACATAGAGGATGGAACCTTGTTTGATGTATCAATCGGCTTTGGCTATAGCACGCAAATTTGCTCTATCTGTGGCAATGAGTATTTTGGCGATGAGTGTTCTCACTTCCGGGGTCGTGAATACGATGGGCAACTTTGTTATGTCATCGCCAAGCCCCCCGGCTATCTCATGGAGTTGAGTGGTGTGTTCGATGGGGCATATCCGACCGCAGGGATGTTGTCGGCAACGGGAGATATGGAAGATGGCCCATTCATCCAAGTTCCCGACGAAGAACTCAAGAAATTGCCATCGGGTATTATGACCTATGCCACATATGGTTCAGCCAGCGGCAGGCTAGTAACCTTCCACAAGAAAGACGACCTAGCCAAGGGAAACATGTTCAGTGTTCCCGATTTGTCAACATTGAAAGGTGGTGGAGAACAAGTGAGTGAAGAAAAAACCTATACTCAGGAGCAGGTAGATGCTCTCGTGAAGGAAGCGGTTGATAAGGCCGTGGAAGAAGCATTGGCAAAACAAACTGAGGAAGCTCAGCCTAGTGAACCTGCCCAGGTATTTATGTCTGCTGAACAGGCTAAAGAGGCATTGGGGCGGGAAGTGCCCGCCGACAAGGTGCTTTTGTTTGCCAAAGAGGGCATTGAGTATCGCAAGGAACTCAAAGAAGAAGCCCTTAAAGCAGGTGTTCGTGCAATGGGCGATGCGTTCAAGAAGGAAACTTGGGAGCGCAACTTTGATCTGATGGACATTCAGGGCATCAAAGACACGATGGCGACCTGGCAGGCTCAGGCAGAGGCAGAAATCCCTGCTGGTAGACAGACCCAGGCAGGGCTTGGCAGAGACCAGAAACTCACCATGCCTGATGAAGCGTTCAGGGTAGGACGGTAATCAAGTCCTACACAAACTAACATCCCAATAACTCTGCTTTTATAGCGGATTTTTTTATGCTCATTTTTATCGACTTTGAGAAAGGAAGTGAAAACAGAATGGCACGTGGTGGATTGGATTATGAAGGCATTGGTGCCCTGCGCGCCCCCTTTAAGGCGGACGCTGGACTAAAGGCAGCTTATGCCGCTAGTGGACTTGTAGGTGTTGAGGGAATGGCCGTTGCCTTGACTGAGAAGGGGACCTGTGGATTCGGCAATGCAGGCGATGCTCTGCTTGGCAAACTCGAAAAATACGAACCCGATGGTTATGCAACCGTACAAATCAAGGGATTTACTGAGTTTGCTGGCGTGTCCGGTAGCTTGCCCAACTATGGCAATATCTTGGTGGTCAATGGCAGTGGTGCGGTAAAGGCTTCAACTGGTGCTACTGGCACAGCAAAAGCGATTGACATCGGCTCCGAAGTAACCGGCCCCGTTATGGTATTTATCGGCTAATTGCCGTACAGAAAGGAAGTGAAATAGACAGATGGCAAAAATCGCATTGAGTAATTTAACTCCCGACCTGTATAGACAGGCACATTCGGAGGCCATGACCCTTTCCATGTTTTTGGAAGGGCTAGACCCTTCTCCTGAAGGTAGTAAGTTAGATGCTTTTGAGAGATTGATGCAAGAGGCGGGGATTGTTACAAGTAACATTCCTGAGAAAAACATCTTTTCCTCCAAGGTGGAAGCGTTTTATCGCACCGATGAGAATAAGCTACTGTTCCCTGAATATATCGCCAGAACTCTCGTTCAGGCAATGGTTCAGTATCCCGTGTTCCAGTATCTTGTAGCGGCTCGGACAATGATTGACAGCAATGTTTACAAGGCTGGATACCTTGATCTGGACGATGCAAAGAACAAAAAGGCAACTCAGATGCGGCGTGTAACCGAGGCCGCTGAACTGCCCATTGCCAAGTTAAAACTTGGTGAATCCGCGATCAATATCTATAAATATGGTCGCGCAATCGAAGCATCTTATGAAGCCCTGCGCCGGATGAGCATTGAAGTGTTCAATATTCACCTTCAAGAAATCGGCGTACAGGCTGCCGACAACAAGGTCGCTGAAATCCTGTCCATTATCAAAGATGGTGACGGCAACAACAACGCAGCTACCATTTACAAGGCTAAGGACTTGGATTCGTCCTTCTCCACTGCATTGACTAGAACTGCATGGATTAAATTCCTGCTCAAGTTCTATCCCCGCGCGTGTAACACCGTGGTATCCAATGAGGACGGATTGTTGCAGGTTCTTGAGGTACTATACCCTGCCTCTGCAACTGCTGGCCTGATGGACGAACTGTTAGCCAAGGGCTTGAATGTTTCCGTATCCTTACCTCAAGGCTTTGTGTCCAATGTTACCCTGCTCTACAGCCCGTATGCCGAGAAAATCGACGGCAAGGTAGCTCTTTATGGACTGAACCGTGAGTCCGCTATTGAGGAAATCGTTGAGGTCGGTTCCACCATCAACGAGGTTGACAAGTTCATCAAGAACCAAACCGAGATCATGACTGTTTCCGAGAATAGTGGTTTTAGAAAAATACTCAAGAATTCCTCTGCAATTATGACCCTTGAGTAATCGGAAAGGGGGCTAACCCCGTGGCCAATTTAATTTTAACCGGAGAAGGATGGCAAGAAAGAGTCCGTTCTGTGTTAGGGACGGACTCTGTCTACTTGCCCGATACCGTAATCGAATCACCAGAGTTCATCACGGTTGCCGAAGCCAATATTATTGACCAAGTGCCCAACTATGCCGACCTTACGGGCATTGACAAAGTGTATTTGGAAGCGGCAGCGGTATGCGAATGTGCAAGTCTCTTGTGTGATGCGATGGCAGTTCGAGTGCCACAGCGAGAGCAAGGGCCGCACTTTACGCAGGAATTAGTGGTGAATTGGCACAAGTTGAAAGCTGACTTGGGGAACAAGCGGGACAGTTATTTAGCGAGGTTATCAACAATGACCGTGCCGACTGTTCCGCATTTCCAAGTCCACAATCACAGGCGGTGATGACATGAGCGTGCTTCAAATCGCAGGGTTTTGTTTGGTGAGCGTAGTCGTTATGAGCGCAGTTCTGGCGATTTTTACGGTTACAGAGAATATTAAGTTAAGTCGCAATGCGTTCAGGGATGGTGATGAGTTATGACCTATGCTGAAAAATTTTTGAATTCACATGGACAGACCATCACCATTCAACGTAATCCTACCGTTACAACCAAAGCGAGTCTCAAGCGATCTACCAAGGCCGTGTGTGACCCTGGAATACGCGATAGTTCGTGGGAGGGCTTAGTCCTGCCTGACAGCAACTTGGTCAGCGGTGAAATCTTCTCCGTTGGCACAGACAAGTACCTGGTTCAGTCAGCTAACCTTGATGTTGCAAGCGGCGCAATAGCGTTCTTTGCCGCGAAGGTGAACTCTACCTTGACGCCGCTTAGACGGACAGAGGAATTGGACGACGAATACAACCTTGTCGTGACCTGGAAATGGACACCAGCAAGCACGACCATAGACGCGTTTGGGCAGGTTGTGACGTATGCCTTGCGGCAGTACGACCCCGGACTGCTGGAATCATCCCGCTATATCTTTTATCTGCCGTCAAGTTATGGTGTGCAGGTATTAGATCGTTTGGTCTTAAACGGCGAAAACCTTATGGTCAATGCCATAGACCCGTTGATGCTAGAAGGTGTTGTTCGAGTGCAGGCCGGAACCGATACAAGAGAGTAGGGTGATGCTTATGGGGTGAGATTTGACGCCGCAGCGTGCATAGGTGCCCTACAGAAACATCTTGTCACTACTCTCTTGGCGATGGCTGAGGAATACAAGGCCTATGCTGCAAGCGAAATGCTGACCCCCGAAGGCAGAGAAGATTTGACAACGGGGGAAATTGAGGCACTAGG